CGTGGTGTCTGACTTGGTCCATAGTTTTTCCGTTTCGCTGATTTGTGGGTATGTGTCGTGGTAGTAGATGTGTCTTATGTTGGTGTTTATCATGGCCTTGGTGCAACTCACACAGGGTGCGGTTGTCACATACATGCTGTGCGCTAACGAACTTCAATGGCTTAGCGTGTTTGGCGGTAATATCGCTTGGCTGCACGATAGCACTGACGATAGTCACGTAGCCAAAATCTGCGGTTTGTTCTCTGCCACATGTCATGATACACACGGCAGCGCCTTTCTGCATAACGATGTGCATGACGACGGTGACGTAGCTTCTTCTTTGGAATGATATTCAGATCAATGCCATTTGGTGTTACACGAAGAGAGAAACGTGGTTCTGCTTGTACAGCAGACAGGCCAAACGCAACGTTGATGGCAAAGACGACTAGCAGAAAGAGTGAGATTTTAGTTGTGGTATTCATGATATTCCTATTGGTTAAATTCAAAGGTGTGTTTGATGTTCCGAGATAGTAGAAAGGTTTGTTGTACTAAAGTTGATGTGTGGTCTATGAATCGAAATGCATCTGTGATGAGCTTCTTCCTATCAGCCGGAGCTATGTCCATCACATCGGTCATATCTATATCGAACTTCTTATCATATCGTACATAATCAGAAAGATCCATGCCACGATAGTAAATTTCATCCCTTTTCCATTCTGGATGCTCACTATCAATGATATATTCAATACAACCAAGAGATGATGCCACTTCACGATGCTCAGATAGCTCATTTAGATGTTGCAATACCAAAATAGGTATACCATAACACCCAAGGACATAGGAGCATGCCTTGGGATATAGGTTCATGTATTTTGGTTCAATCATGATTCAAGATCCAACATGTGTTGATTTACGTCATACTCATTATATACGAAACCACGATTGATCAACTGCTCATCATAACGCTTAAGTGATATACCCTCATCATATAATTTCTGCTTAAATGTAGTCATAATTGCCTTTGGATTAACTGTACCACATGTATAGATGTCAAAGGTCGCCAAACCATATTCTGGCCAGGTGTGACATGTGGCATGTGACTCAGCAAGAATAATAGCAAAGGTAAATCCTTCACGATCACCGAATGCACGTGTGTTACTATCAAGAACGGTGGCACCACACTCTTTGCAAGCATCGATCATGAGTGCAGTCCATGTTCCATTGATTAGGTGGTGTATGTCTTTTTCATGAAAGTGCCAATCAAAGATAATGTGTAGCCCTACATTTTTTTGCATTTCAAATTGTTCTCTATATGTAATTCTTGATTGTGTTGCAGCAACTCTTGCTAGTTGTATTTCTTCTTTGACGTCATTTTTCCACAGAGTCATTATCTATCAACTAGGCTATCATTTAGAATTCTTAAACTCTTTAATATACGCTGAGAATGTATCTCGACATTGTCGGTTCTGTTCACCTGCCACATCACTACCACGCAAGTCCATTTTAACCCAATAATTATGGCCGCCATCTGTAATATAGAACTTAATCCAGCTACCCTTACGAAATGTATTTTCTACGAAGTTAACATCAACTGGCACGCTCAATGTTGTGTTATCACCAATAACTTCGTAAGTGAAATTATTGAATCGGACTGTTCTACCGCCCACTCTGGCAACTGCCCATCCACGAAATTCTTTTTTACCTGATGCCAAAAGGGGCAGATTCGGCCAATAGATGTTCACTGAAGTTATTGCCCCTTGATTCGACTGATCTACCCAGTCAGATACACGAACACCAATGCTAAACATACCAGCCGGACGATTACCAACGTCAAAATCTGCTGCGGTAATACACCATGCGTGTGTAAGTTTCTCGCCTTCAACGAAATGACCTTGGGTTCGCCACGGGCCTGAATCTCTTGGACCAAACCAAACTTTACTGGCATTTGCGATTGGTGCAAATGCTGTTGTTGCTGCTAGTGCTAGTGCGATGATCTTTTTCACAATAAATCCTATTGGTTAGTGGTTTCTCATGTAGAAGTTTTCATTTGGTAGTGAGAAGTTATAAATACATCATGCTATACTATAAGTCAACAAGAGTTAAAGGAAACAGCACAATGGTACGTTTGGTAATTTTTACACTTATGTTTATTGCCCTTATCTCAGGTGTCAAGAATTGCATGAAAGAAGAAACAAAGAAGCCAATCATACCAGACGTTTTGTTTGATGAGGGCTATGGCGTCAATGATTCAATCGATCCTATTGTGTTTGCTCCGTTTGAGCATGAATATCCCGAAGAAGGCTTTGGTATAAGTGATGCACCGATGTTTGTTCTGAACATTGAAAAAATCGTTACAAAACAACTAGTTAAACCGAAGCTAAAGAAGCGTTTAAGAAAGCGCAAATTAAACCGAAGAAGATGTATGCCAAAGCGTACAAAGCGTAGCGTTGACTCATGGAAAAATTGCGTTTTTGATCCTGAAAAGAATTATTGTTAAGCAGGATTTGAATTAGGAGCTGATACATAAGCCAGGATACAAAGAACCTTTGGGTTATTCTTATATGCTTCAACGATCCAGAAAGCACCATAACGATTTGTTGCAACAAACTTCATGGTGTTTTCGCTTACTGATCTACTAATGATTTCAGCTTCAGCACCTTTTAGCATTCTTTCTACCATTGGTCTGAAGCCACACATAGGATTGCTGATATCAGTCGGTGCAGCACGTGACATTCCTGGAAATAGAAATAGACACATGACAGCAAATACGACTATGGCCAAAACTAGTTTACTATTCATCATTTAATCTCTCAGTTCAGGGTTGATGTTATACAGCCTTGCAACTAAGCCTGGTGTTCGTCCAAATGCTTCAATCTCCATTGGATTGTCCCAGTACGAGTCATCTGCTTCGTGCTGCCAGTGCTTGTATTTCTTGATATTATATATCGTTGTTGTCATCGGATTGATGTCACCACGATGCATTTGCCACACATGCACCAACTCATGCGCAAGCGTACTTAGCTGTGTATCAATCTTGCGTGACGATCGAACCCATATCTTATATGGCCATTTGTCATCTGCTTCAAACCAACAACAGCCATCAAATCCTTTGACGTCATCTTGTGGTTCAAAGTTAATCTCAAGATTGATATCAGGCGTTTCTTTCCAAAGATTATTGGCCATGTTGTGCGCGGCGATTTCAACTTGATGATTGGTCAATTTTGAATTTTCACCGGCAATCAGGATATTCATTGGTTTTCTCTCTGTCTCGATTATGTAGCTATTATACCAATTCTGGCGTATTTGTCAACTGTCGAGTTTTCTTAATGATATCAATGGCTTACACTTCAAAGACTTCAAAGAGGCGATCCATGAAGTCACTAGCATCTTTCTGGAAGATACGCGTGGGCTCATTATCGATAGCCATCACAATGACGATCTGTGGAAAGTCCATATCAAAGCGCTCTTTCATCATATATGCATATGCCGCACTCTGAAGAAAGTAGCTTTCAATATCTTTTTCTTGTTTGATGCGCTTAGATGTCTTGAAGTCAACAATCGTGTTAACACCATTCCACTGACAGATCATGTCAGCAGTTCCAGCGGCTTTGAGTTTAGTGGAATATAAACGGTGCTCAAGACCATATACGAGGTTGACGTTTTCAATAAGATGTGGAGTGATGTTATTAACGGTTTCTTTGTTGACTGGCATCAACTTAAGCTTCCACTTTTCATCACCATAGATGAACTTTTCAATAGCGTCATGGACAGCAGTTCCACGCCGCTGAGCCTGAACCATTACACGGTCTGCGGCTTCATCACCAACTCGCTCGCGCCATTTAGCAATCGCTTCTTTTGAGCCAAGACGCTCACTGAGAATTGTTGTAACGGAATCTAGTTTAAGGCCATCAGATGTGACATAGTGGCGGCCTTCCGGAAGAGTAACTTGCTCGAGTTCAAATGCCTCAAGCTGGTCAAATTCAAACGTGTGCATCGACGTATGTCCTCTCTCAATCATGTAATCATTATACATGGTTGAGCGGATATGTCAACTGTTAAATTTATGTAATTAAATCAATGATATAGCAGTTGTTGCTCAAACACATCAACTTCGCATCACAAAGCACGTTATAGTCATATTGGAAATAGCAACAACCAATATTGAGCAGGTAACATAATGAAACATTAGCAAATAAATCATTCAGCCTGCAAGTTTATTTATATCACAACTGTATACATTTCCATCACATAGATGATGTATAACGAATTATCACAAAATAATCACAGACGTGTTATCAACAAAAAAGGGTGCCGAAGCACCCCTTAGTGATATGTGTTTGTCTTAGAAGCCTAACTGCTCACAAGCCAGAATGTATTGTTTAGCTTTACCAGAACGAACAACATCATCTGGTGTCATCTGAATGAAATCAAAACAATTCATACTCTTACAAACATGAATCATCTTCTGAAGGTCATGCTTGCCCTTACGCTCATCAAGATCAGACTGCTTTGTATCACCAGCAAAGATGAAACGTGAGTAGTTACCAATGCGCGACATGATGGTATTCAGTTCCATCCATGCCATATTCTGGCACTCATCAACAACTATAACAGCATTATCAAAGGTCATACCACGAATATGACTTGTAGAAATAAATTCAACGATTCCCTTTTGCTTCAGAATCTCATATGCATCGCCACGATTATAGAGAACTTTACACACATCATAGTATGGCAATTCATAGACTTTCATCTTTTCTTTTTCTGAACCAGGCAAGAAGCCCATTTCACGTGATGGTACAACAGAGCGTATGACAATAACACGATCAGCATTTCCGTTCATGACTTCCTGTAATCCAAGATAGAATGCTATCAATGTTTTGCCTGTTCCTGCAGAACCATGCAAGAACAGATCTTTATCATATGCCCATGACTCGAATGCACGAGCCTGGTTTTCAGTGAGAGGTTGAATTTTTTCCATTTGCATGCCAGCGTTCACTGTAAGTTTTTCTTGTTTACGCAGTTCACGCTTAGCACGCTTTGTTAGTGGTTTGGCCTTTGATAACATTGGCTTCTCCTGTTTGTTATGTTTACCTCTCATAACAAATATATCAAGATGAAAGTCTATGTTGTCTCTCCTACCAGTTTGTTTTGATTGTTGAACCTTTATTAGCTCGCTTAATTTGACCCATCAAATCTTTCCAACCATCAGAATTTTTGGTCCGGCCTAACTTGACGCTATCAGCATTACCAGGAAAGCCGTTGATCTGTTGAATCATATTTGGGTTATCACGAATGAATGCTTCGCGCTCAGAAATTGTCATGAACAACTCAACTTCTTTGTCGGTGTTCTCATCCTTGAACTTATAATATGGCATTAGAATTCGTCCTCTTGTAATAGGGTATCGATATCACGTGACTTCATAGCATTTTTGATACGTTTATCGCGCTTTCGGTTATGATCTCTTGACTTCTGTCTTCTGTCTGTGATGAACTCTTCGTTGTCGTCATACCACTCATTTTTACGACGATTATTTGATTTAGCCATTACAGGCATTCTCCCCAAGCTTCTTCGACCAACTCACGTGTGACCGATGCATATGGAATATTTTTGTTCTTCAATGATAGCAATAGTTTTGCATCTTCTGGATCAACGGTTGATAGCAAATCAATAAAGATCTTCTCACGCTTGATTGCTGGTAGGCGATCGCCTTTACCACCTTTTAAGAACAGGTAAAGTTTGCGATGCTCAGCAAACAGCACGAGCTTTGAATCAGTGGTATCTGGTGATGGAGTATATGGCGGTGTGCCTTCTGGAAGTGTCCATGTAATCCGTGGATCATATGCAAAAGCAAGCGTTTCATGTAGCTTACGATCATAGTTATTTTTCAGAATAGCCACTTTATCTTCATGGCCTGTTGCCTCTTCAACTTTCTGAAGAATTTCAGACATACTAAGTTTCATTGTTATACCTTTAAAAGTCACCAATATGTTCAATCAAGTTGCGCATTTTATGTTTCATCATGAAAGGAAGTAGCTTACCACGTCCTTTTACAACAGGTCCTTCATTGTATTGCTCAAGAATTACCTTTTTTAGTTCTTCGGGCGTATTGTTCAAATCAATAAGCGTTTTGTTTCTTACCCAATTACGATAATATTTATCATCTGATCGACTTTGAATGCCTTCAAGAAGCCCCTTGCGCTTTGATGTCAAAACTTTCTGGCGTTCACCAAGAACAAGACAGTTGTCATCAGATAGAATATTTGGAATGCCATCACCCTTGTCACCAGTTAAGATATGCTCAAAGAGATACTGATCAGGGCAATCAACAGTCAGAAACCTCTTTCGAACAGGATCATACTGCTTGACAGAATCATAGCGATGAAGCTGTTTGAAGTCTTTATCACCCGAAATAATCAGTACATCGTCTTTCCATGGGGCAACATGGTTGACAATAACACCGATGATATCATCAGCTTCACAACAATCAACCTGGATGTAATTATAAGGAAAGTTATCACGAATGTCTTGACGAATAGAGTTCATGCACTCGAACATTTTGCTCCAGTCCATGTCAGAAGAATCACGATCCTTCTTACGATTGGCTTTGTAGTATGGGAAATATTCTTTGCGCCAATTGTTAGTGCTATCAGCAGCAATGACCATTTCGCCATACTTATTACGAAATCTCTTGTTGATATCCCGGAGCTTGTTCAGTGCCATATGACGAACAAGACCTTCCTCAATTTCAACGTTGGTGTGATTACCAACACTCGCAAAGAATGTGGCAAACAACACCTGTGACAAATCAACTATCTGCATTATTATCTTTCAATGTGATCTTTGGTTGAATAAACTGATAGATCAGCATGTCCTCATCTTCAATGAAAATTAAGTTATCTGCCATGGTTTGAAGTATGTGATCTCTTTCACGGAGTCGCATGAGCATAGACAACAATGCTTCCATGGCAAAGCAAAAGTCTTGTGGTGCTTCATTGATATCATAGCCAGCAGCTGCTAACTGATTTGATACAGAAGCGGTGAGCATAGAGGCGATACCTGCCAATTCGCCGTCTTCTTGTATTTCTGCCAATGCCTCAATATCTTCATCACTGAGCTCTTCAACTTCTATATTTGTGGTGTCACTGAATAGTTCAATTGCATTTGGCTTTCCTGGAAACAATGGAACTACCTTATTATCATCGCTCATTTGAAAGCCCTCAAGAGAAGTGTGGTTGTGTTTATACGGCCATTCGGAACTGCCATTTTGGTTTTGAGATCACTGATTGTGATCTCAAGACTTTTCTTTGCAAGTGTAACAATTTGTGGCAAAATGTCATCTGGCTTTCTGATAGTCTTTGTATACGACAATTCAGGATCAAAGTCAATGACAGTCGTGCCTTTGATTGACAACTTTTTATCATCTGGTGCCTGATACTTTGTCAACTTGCGTGTCTTGATGTTATAGGTCCACAGGATGTTGGATTCAAGAATAACACCAGGTTCAATAGACTCATAAACACCTTCATTCGGAAGGAACTTAAGCTTTGACACAATACGATCAACTGATGGCTTCTTCTTTGCTCGTGGCTTGCGCTTAACGAACACAGAAAGGCATTCAATGATCTTTTCTATTTGCTTGATATATTTGGTTTGCTGTGGTTTACTGAGCTTACGGAGATCATCTGGAGTTGGATTTTGTATCATATCCAAAATCACACCGTAATACTCAATGGCAGCTTTGGCATCTGTTTGTGTGGGTTTCTTTTTCAGAGCCATATCAGGATTAACAAGAGTTTTGTAGTTGGACTTATAGAAGTAGTCCAACAACTCATCCATATCTGCGATTAGCATATTCATTGTATTTGCCTCAATCATTATTGTTTATATATTACAACAAAACGATTGACGTGTCAACTGCCTATTTTTGTGTTAGATATCAACGCTATAGGACCAAACCTGGTCGCCTTTGACGGATGGCTTCTTTGGAAATGCACGTGGCAAATCTCGTAAGCTGTTTAGCATGCCAGTCCATTCTGCAGAACGAACTTGCCATGAGTAGTTCATATCAGCATATGCTTTCTGGCTTCGGAGCTTGTCCTTTAGACCCTCGTCGTTTTCAACAATCAACTGAATGCCATTACGTAGCATTTGATTTCGAACAGTGCGCCATAGTTTGGATGAATGCATAGCTGACCTGCTGACATCGATTCCATCAAAGCACGACATGAAGTTTCTTGCCAAATGCAAGGATATGCAAAGATGTGTGTATCTGCATGATGCTTATACAGCTCTTTGTTTGATACAAATCCATGATATGTCATTTGCTCATTGGTTTCAACACGATCATAGACAGGCTGAAACTGCTTGTTACGCTCATCCCATGCAGAACCATAGATGCCAAATGATGAGAAGACATCAACATGAATATTGATGTTTGCTTCTTTCAATTCGTTCTGCATGTGTTCAATAACAGGTACCAAAAGAGCAAGCCCACGATGTGGTGTTGTGTGATATGAGATTTTGACTGTTCGTGTTGCATCACTGAAATCAAACTTCTCAAGAACATCACACTCAACAGGATTGATAGCATTGCGCATCACGATCGTACGTGACCATGGAATATCGTATCGTGTGATGAACTGTTGTGCTTGCCAATTGCTGACAAATACAATCTTATGAAATCGCTGCCAGCCTTCATTGGCAAGTGCGTTTTCTGACTCAGGGTCCTCGGCCATATCATGTGCCCAGTAGATACGAATTTTATCTTCTGGCAAATCACGAAGTCGAGATAGCGTGAAATGAAATGGCTCAAGGAACTCTTGTCCAAGGTTCTCTTCAAGTCCAAGCATCATCAGTTCTGAGCCTGACATTGCTTCTGCATTCAATTCATTTCGCCAATATTGGTTTGTCATCATTTCCTCATAATATCAACGATACGTCTTAGCTGATGCTTCTCTGGATGATTGTGTATCCACTGACCTGTGTGTGGCTCAAAGTGTTTAGCAAAGAACGTATCAAGTTTTCTGTAACCAGTTTTCACAGAAGTATCTATACGTTCTGCAAGAGCATCAAACTCGGCATCTGAAATGACAGATTCATGCATGATTTCATAGGCATAGGCAGCAGCCGAAAGTCTAATGCGATTTCGTCTTTCGACTGCAATGATGTCATCTACCAACTTTTTATCCATCCAGAATCCGATGAATATGAAATAAGATTGTCCCAACGAAAGCTGCGCCAACCATCTGCTTCAAGATCCCAAACACGGCATGCATTGCGTTCCATGATAGCATCATGATCAGGTGTGTATTCAGGAACATCAAGCGTAGCACGCATGACACGAGTGTCACCATTCACCTTTTCAAAGGTCAATTTTACAACAGATGTTTCAAGAATACTTACTAGGTATTTTCTTGCCTGTTCTTCTGACATATCAATCCTTTAGTTGTAGTGGTGGGTTAAGATAATCAAGCAGCTCAAGATAGCCACCAATGTACTCATCTTTCTTGAATACCAATGGAAGCATTTTGGCTTCTGGCCATAGTGTTATAACTGAATCACGTGTCACGTCAAGACCTATATGAAACTCAGTGAACAACACATCTTTTTGTTTCAAGAGCTCTTTTGTTTTCTCACAATAGACACATTCATCTCGTGTGATCAAAGTGATTTCTGTTTCAGATACCGCTTCTGCAATATTATACATGTGGTTGTTCTCCACTCATTAGTTCTTGGCGTGATTCCTGAGCAGCTTCGCAATAGTCATCGATTGCACGGTGATCCATGTTTACAAAGGTCTCGTTGACACATACGCCATATTCGGTTTCTTTTGATAACTCAGCAGCTACCCAATTGGCATAATCAAAGTCAGGTGTCGTAGTGTTTTCATCCATGCAAATCCAAAACTTGTCGCTATCAGCAACACAATTCAGTTTCCAGTCAGCACTCACGATACCCACACGATATACAGTTTCGCGGTTGAACTTGAAAGGCATGATAGCAACGGCACGATTGTCAGACATAGTGTTTCCTTGTTTGTCTCGATTATGTAACCATTATAACAAGTTTGACGTGATTGTCAACTGTTAAATTTCGGCAATGATATCAACGAGTTAATTGTTCATCCACCAGACCCAGACCAAGACCTAGACCAAGACCTAGACCTAGACATAGACCAAGACCTAGACATAGACCAAGACCTAGACATAGAGCTAGACTTAGACATAGAGCTAGACCAAGACCAAGACAAAGACCAAGATCCGGATCTAGACCCAGACTTAGACCCAGACCATTTTTGTTTCTTACCTCTGATCATTATATTGCTCCAGACTGAGACCAAGACCATTTTTGTTTCTTGCTTCTAAGCATCTATTTCAGAATGCCAAAGCTTTCAACAGTAGCAAGACGAACATACCAAGTTCCATTTGGAAGTGGTTGAGCATCGTCCCATTCATTATCAGTAAATGCACCAGTCTCATAAACAATCTTGGCATCATCAAGCTTGACTTGAACATCATCAATACCAACAAGTTTACCAGTATAGATGTAGTTCATGCAGAACAACGTTACATTTTGACCCAGTAGAGACT